TAAAGGAACATACTTTTAACACGGTCAATGGCACCCAGAGCTATGCGTTACCAACAGACTTTGATCGGTCTGTAGGCTCTACAATGTACAATCGCACCGATCTGGATCAGATGATCGGGCCAATCACACCGCAACAATTTCAGCAAGACCGTTACGGGACTGCTAGCGCAGGCATTACGCAAAAGTTCCGTTTCAAGCCGTCAAGCAATGTCCTCAAGTTTGATGTTACCCCGACACCAACGTCAGCCGAATCTATTGGGTTTGAGTATGTCAGCAGCCACTGGAACCAGACCAGTGGCGGCACCTCACAGGCTGCTATGGCGGCAGATACTGATGTCGGCATCCTTGATGAGACTTTGCTGGAAATGGGTGTTACATGGCGTTTTAAGCAGAACCACGGCCTGACATATGATGAGGACTTTCGGCAGTATCAGCTAGAACTGCGCCAAGCCATCAGCCGCGCAGGCGGTGCGCCGGTCATTAGCCTTGATGATGCCAGACGCTTGCTGGTCAGCCCATACAGCTACAATCTGCCTGATAGCGGCTATGGTGCGGTCTGATGTTAGCGGCACTGCCAACAAGTAGAGGATACCGCGTCAAAGCGGCATCTGTGCCAGCCCCTGTCGGCGGTCTAAACAGCCGTGACAGCATTGATGCGATGCCGCCGACAGATGCGCTGATTATGTCCAACTTTTTCCCAACTGTGGAAAAGGTCACATTACGCGATGGCTACACATCATTCTGTACCGGCGTTGGCAGCGGTAATGTTGAAACGCTAATTGAGCATAACGCAGGCGCAAACCGGCAGTTGCTGGCGATTGGCTCGAACGGCACGTTTTACCAGATCGACAGCGGGACAGCCGTCAGCAAGAAGACCGGCCTTGCCAATGGCAGGGCAGAGCATATTGAGTTCAACAACGTGACAGTGGTTGTACCGTCTGGTGCTAATGTGCCGTTTTCATGGAACGGCTCAAGCGCATCTGATCTGTCAATAACGCTCTCTGATAGTGTTAATGCCAATACATTAACCGGCGTCCATGCCCATAAGAACCGCGTTTACTACTGGACAGGCACAAGCCAGAATTTTTATTACAGCGCCACCGTGGACACATTCACCGGCAATTTTACAAAGTTCCCGGTTGGCCTTGTTGGCACATTCGGCGGTAACATTGTGATGATCAACACTCTCACTTTAGACGGTGGCGAAGGTGTTGAGGATTTACTTTGTATTATAATGACTAGCGGCGAGGTTCTTATTTACTCAGGTTCGAACCCCGGCAGCGACTTTTCTCTGGTAGGCACATTCCGCATTGCAGAGCCGATTGCAGAAAAACGCGCTATTGCCAAGTTAGGCGGCGATGTCATCGTGATGACAAAAGAGGGTTATTTGCCTCTGAGCCAAGTTGTCAGGCAGGACATTGTTGGCAACAAGGCAGCGGCCATATCAGAGAAAATTCGCGGCACAGTCATTGCACAAGTCAAAGCCACCGGCACTACCACTGGTTGGCAAATATTTGTCAGCCCAGACGGTGACAAGGTGATTTTCAATTATCCTACTGGTGAGCCTGATCCGTTCAATCAGCACGTTTTCAATCCCATCATCAGGGCTTGGTGCATCTTTGAAAATATGCCAGCCCATGTCTGGGGGCAGTTTAACGGTGATACATACTTTGGCAGTGCTTCCGGCGTTGTGTTCAAGGTGGGCGGTGATGCCGATAACGGCGAAAACATCACTGGTGATGTGGCTACGGCATACAATTATTTTGGTGATCGCGGCGGCGTCAAACGTTTTAGCAGTGTACAGCCGATGCTTGAGGGTGAAACAGATATTGTGTTCAGCTTTGGTGTAGGCGTTGATCAAGCACCGACCACCACAATTGACGTATCCCCGGTGACATTCGCATCAAATCTTGCGTCTTGGGACACGGCCACTTGGGATGATTTCTTCTGGGCTGACACAACTGGCGCAGGCGTTACCAAGCGCCGCAAGGCAGTAAATCGGCTTGGATATTCAGCAGCATTGCGGATCAAGGTCGCAACCAGCACGCAAACCATCAGCTTTATTAGCGCACATTACACATTTGCACCCGGAGGCCCAATCTAATGGCATTTTCAGGCGGTACATTCTCGCGGCTTTACGACTGGACAACTGATCGTGACAACGGCGTTAAAATCCTTGCATCTCGCATGGATCAAGAATTCGATGGCATGGCTACTGGCCTGTCTACTTGCATCCTCAAGGATGGCACCCAGACTTGCACGGCAGCAATACCGTTTGCACAAGGCATCACGCTGCCTGACAACAAGACCATCATCCTTGGCACTAATAGTGACATCACGATCCAATATGATGAAAGCACCAATGACAGCCTAGAGATTGCGGCCAATGTAGAAGGCGCGGCGCTTGGCATCGTGCTAAAGGCCGATCAGGGCGATGATAATGCTGACCAGCATAAGGTCGGGATTGCTGATGGCGGCACGCTCACTATGGCCAGCAAGATCAGTGGCAGCTTTGTCAGCTATCTCACACATACTCCAAACAGCACTGTCGCCAGCAGCACCACGGCGGTTGCAGGAAATCTGACAGTCGGTGGTGATCTGACGCTGGGATCAGGCGCGGTCATCAGCGAGGCAGAGCTAGAAAAGCTGGACGGTATAACTAACGGCACTGTGGCGGCTAACAAGGCCGTGGTCGTGGATGGTAACAAGGACATTGCCAGCTTCCGCAACGTCACGCTTACAGGTGAGCTAGACGCCGGGTCACTGGACATTAGCGGTGATGCTGACATTGATGGCACACTTGAGGCTGATGCAATCACTGTCAATGGCACAGCACTGAATACCGTTATTGCGGGTGTCACCGTTACTGACGCCACTAACTCTGCTCACGTTTTGGTCACTGATAACGAAAGCACAAACGAAGAAAACCTTATTACTTTTGTAGAGGATGCCACCGCTAGCACAGGTAATGTTGGCCTAGAGATGGATGGTAATCTCACTTACAATCCAAGCACAGGCACTATTACATCAACTATATTTAAGGGTAACATAGACGCAGTAGATGGAGACTTTGATGGCACGCTGGAAGCCGATGCAATAACACTGAACGGCACGGCGATCACAGCCACCGCCACGCTGGACACAGGCATCTCAAACAACAATGTGCCTAAGTTTACCAGCGGCGTTGCAGACGATGATTTCCTGCGCGTGGCTGGCACAGCTATCGAAGGCCGGTCTGCGGCAGAGGTGCTATCAGACATTGCGGCAGCACCAGCGGCTGGTAGTTCCAACATCGTCACAACTGGCGCACTAAACTCTGGCAGCATCACTAGCGGCTTTGGCGCAATCGACAACGGTGCTTCTGCAATTACAACGACAGGCGTAATCACTGGCGGCACCCTAGAGGCCACAGCCGATACCTCTGCTGGTGACAACGCAGCGATTGGCTACACTAGCGCAGAAGGGCTTATCCTGACAGGACAAGGCTCTACATCAGACATAACTCTAAAAAACGATGCGGATGCTACGGTGTTCACCGTGCCAACTGGCTCCGATGATATTCTGTTTCCAGATGGTGCAAAAGCTATGTTCGGTTCCGGCAGTGACCTCAGCGTGTACCACAATGGTTCACATTCTTATGTCCAAGACACAGGAACAGGTAATCTTTATCTGGCGGGTTCAAATGTAATTATATCCAACCCTACAGCTACAGAAACAATGGCTTATTTTGATGACGATGGAGGTGCTTCTCTTTGGTATGATAACTCTGTCAAAATCGCCACGACAGCTACAGGCGTGGACATCACAGGCGATACAGCTATCACAGATCATGCGTCTATTGGAGTTGACGCGATAGCTAGCACCCGCGCACTGACCGTGGCTGGTGCAACTGACGGTTCTGGAAGCAGCATTTTGGTCTGCTATAACAGCAGCCTCGCCCAAAAGTTTGCAGTGAGAGATGATGGATACATTACTGCTGCTGGCGATATTCAAGTTGGCGGCGGTGTCTACTTGGGCGGCACAGGTGCAGCGAACAAGCTGGAGGATGCTGAAATTGGCACTTTCACGCCAACCTTTACAGCGTCAAGTTCAAATCCAACGGTCAGCTATGACGTTCAATTGGGGCATTATCAGAAAATCGGCAATACCGTTCACTTCTCAGTCCAATTGGGAACAGCGAGTGTGAGTGGTGGAAGTGGTAATTTGTATATTTCTGGGTTTCCATTTACTTCTTCGTCATCGAAAGGTTCTAGAAGTGGAGCGTTGGGATTAAATTATAGTTGGGACGTAAACCTAAACCCTGCAATGTGGTGGATGAATCAAGGTCAAAATTTTCTTTCTTTGTATTTTGGCGATAACAGCGCACCACTCGTGACAACAAGTCATTTGGCAGCAGGCAGCAGCGGAAACAGAATTTGGATTCAAGGCTTTTACACAACAGACGCATAACCTGATTGGACATCAGGTCGGACAGTCCAAGCCATAAAGGAGATAAAAATGGCAACACTAACAGAAGAAACAATCCAAGACAAAATCGAAATCGTAGGCGACTACAAGCACGTTCAAGTACGCACTGCAACTGTCATCAAGCGTAATGGAGTTGAGATTAGCCGTAGCTTTCACAGGCACACGGTAGCACCTGACGCCGACATCACAGGCGAAAGCGCAGAGGTGCAAGCCATCTGTGCGGCGGTACACACACAGGCCGTTAAGGATGCTTATTCCGCGCATTTAGCGGCGGCATCAGAGGAGTAAACAATGGCAATAAACTGGACATTCCCAGCGATGGACGTTTGCAACAACCCCGTAAACGGATTTTCGGATTGTGTAACCACCGTGCATTGGCGTGCGACTCTGGTTTCCGGGACAGAGGTGAACGAGGAAGGCCAGGCACTGTCCGTGACAGCATACGGCACTGCCTCTGTGCCAGAGCCGGATGAAGGCGCAGATGATTATGTCGCTTTCGATGACATCACGCCAGATATTGCAAAGCAGTGGTCGCTTGATGGAATGGGCAAGACAGAGGAAGAACTTGAGGCAATGCTGACAGAGCAGCTTGACACGCTAGCCAACCCGCCGCTGCGGCAGGCGCTTCCGGCTGGCTGGTAATGGCAAGGCTCTCCGTCACATCAGTCAAAGCTGAATTGGACAGGCATGAGGCGGTCTGCGCGGAACGCTGGAAGGAAACCATCCTGCGCATCAAGCGCATCGAACACATTATGATTGGCACGGCTGGCACGACTATCGTGCTGCTTTTAGGCATCATCCTTACATAATCAATGGAAACCCTTGTTGCTTTCGCCCTCTACGTTTTCGTAGGCATTGGAGAGGACAGTAGGCGCGTGCCTGAAACCATGCGTTTTAGAGACATAAATGACTGCGTCTATTTTGCTCAAAAGCTACACGCGCAAGGGCAAAAGATCACAGCATATTGCATCCCCGAAGCCATCACTGAGAATATGAAAGTGTATTGAATGGAACCGATCTCCACTGCACTGGCTGGTATCGCACTTGTAAAAGCCTCAGTAGATGCCATCAAGGGGGCCATTGGAACGGCCAAGGACATCAGCGAGATTGCTGGTTTTATCGACAAGCTGTTTGAGGGCGAAAAGCAAGTCCAGCAACAACGCGCAAAAAAGTCTGGCGTGTCTAGCCTAGACGGCATCGGTGATGTCGCCACAGAGGTCATAAACGCAAGGTTGGCGCAGGAACAAATGCGCGAAGTTGCTTTGATGGTTGATATGAGATTCGGCCACGGGACTTGGCGGGGCATCGTTGAAGAACGAGCAAAACGGGTCAAAGAGGTCAAAGAAAAAGAGGTCATAATTCGGCGGCAGAGGGCGGCAGCGCGAAAGGAAACAGTCGATGATTTGTGGGCAGTGTTCACTGTTCTAATTGTTGTTGTCGGCATATTGGTTGCCGGTTTGATTGCAATGTTCGTTTATCAAGCAAATGCCGATGAAGTGATGGTCACTTGCCGAAAAGTGAAATGTGAAACACTAGACAACAAGCAGACTGTCTGCGTTTTTCGGGGTGCTAATAACACAATTGAAACGCAGTTCTTTGAGTACATGGAATTTATACCAAACCAATATGAATGCAAATATGACCCAAATGCCAAGAAAGAAATGACGATCCAAGAAACTCTTAAAGAGATTCGGGAAAGCCAAAAGTGAACCGGCTGATATTTGAGGCTGATGACTATCTGAAATCGTGGGCAGCAAAACGCATTGGCATTGATGGCTTTGGCCCAAGCACCGCAATCGGCGTTGAGCGTGATGGCAAGATCATTTGCGCCACTGTGTATCACGATTATCGGGATGGGCAGATCGAGGC